TTAGTCGCCAATGGACTGTAGCTCTATCTTTTCCTTTTCGTAATCAAAGGTAATTTTGAACTTATCAAAGAAGCCTACCTGACCAAGAATACCGTATGGTAGGCTCTGTAACTCTTGTGAGAAGCCTGCAAAACAAGATATTTCATGCCCGCCAACTTCAAGCTTAATCTCGTGAAAAAAAGCAAACTGCTCCTGGCCACTGGAACCGAAAAAGGAAAGGCGTTTGCCAGATTCTATTTGGAGGCCAATTTGCTGGCCGATTTCGGCATGGAAAATACAGTAATCGGCACCCGAATCAATCAAGGCCAAATTCCTGACACGTTGAGAACCCTTTATCAAAGCAACAGGAATTACCGGTCGTGATACGCTGGTTCGTCTTGGGAATGGCTCGGTAGGCTGCGCGGGAAATTTTCTGTAATCGAGTTTAAAACGGACGCTCACAGTATATAGGTTCCATAGTTCTTTGGAACTCTGGTCAGGATGGGGTCGGGTTCGTTTTTAGCGTGAGCCTGCTGTAGGGCCTCTGCTGGTTTATCCGCCACGCCCACCACTTTGCTGCTATCGCCAGAGAGGGCTACCCATTTGTCCGGATAGTTTTTCAGTATCTCACTTAAATCAGTATTCTCAACCATATTGCTACCTCGATTTCAGTGGAAGTACATCTAAGATTATATCTGTTACCGCAGTTGATGGCAATAAACCAATCTGCCGTTACCCATCAATTTGACCTCCCATAAACCCTTTTACCATCAACCATTATAGTTTTATTACTAGTATATATAGGGGGTAAAGCTCGGATGTCAAAAAGCGACATGTTTTTGTAGACCCTGTGGATAATGGGGGGTTAGAATGCCGGCGAGGTGAAAAACATGAAGAAAAAAGAGTTCAGCAATGAGGCAATGCTAATGGCGGCAATATTTGGCCCCTGGCCGCCGGAAACCAACGAGCGGTACCGCGAGGAAATCAACGGGGTCAGTTTACACGATGCCCTGATAAATGCAATCAACTGCATTTCAGGACAGGATGATACCAGGACCAGGACAGTCATAATAGAAAGATTCGGTTTGAACGACGGGCGCACTAAAACGCAAAAAGAAGTTGGGCAAATGCTGAATGTTTCAAAATCAAGAATCGGACAGATCGAAATATCAGCAATGCGAAGGTTACGCCACCCGGCACGCTCTTCAAAGCTAAAACCCTATATCAAATAGGGGATTGCCGCGCTTCGCACGCAATGACGAGCGAGGTCAGGGTGCGCAGAGGTCGAGGGTGTGGCGGTAAATGCCTGCCCGGAATTCAAGGGTGTAGCCGGTGACGCGGTAGTTGACGGCCTGGTTGGCGATATCGTCGGTAATATTCACGACGTCCCACAGTTCTACGCCGCAATGGGGGGCGATGATGACCTGTGCCCTCATGCCGTCCAGTCGGGCTTTTGCGAGCTGGGCGGTGGCTACCGCTGCGGCGACGGTGGCGGTGGGGATGGCGGGGTTGTGGTGGGCTGACAGCCGCTCGCCGACCAGGTCAACGTCGGCCTGGGTGATAGCTGATCCGCTGACCTCGGCACCGGCCGCGGAGGACCCCACGACGTAAGCACGGTTGACGTCGGGGGCCTCCACGAAATAGGCCGCTTCGAGTATGGGGTGACTACCGGCGAGGGGGTCGGCCATCAGCCTGCCTTTTCAGCGGCGACCTGGGCGACCGTTTTCAGTGAGGTGATGTTCTTTTCGAGGTGCGCCCGGTCGGCCGTCTTTCCGTCGGTGTCGGTCAGATCGGCGTTATCGGTGGCTGTCCTTTTCAGCAGCACGACAACGGCTTTTCCTTTCTGGGTGATGGTGACGGCTCCGTCAGACACGGCGATGTTGCCGTACTGGTCCTCGGGGATGCTGGCGAACAAGTCAATTACATTCATTAGTCCCACCTTTTAATAAAGAGAGTTATTCCTATGAAAAAGTATGCGGAGGTAGCTACGCCGCTGCCGTAAAGGCAAAAGTAGACAGGGGAGGCGGCCGGCAGTAATTGCCAGGTCATGCCTGCATAACCGGAATCAGTGGGGTAAGAAGAGGCTACAAGGCCTGTCTCAGTTGTACCAAAGAGGCCTGCGTATTGGTTGCCTACAGTGTTAGTTATTACGAAATGAAGTCCCTGGCCGCCGGTTCCCTGTGGTACATGATATATGCGGGCTTGTAACTCACAGGCAGGGGTAGAGGTGAAGGTGAGTACCCTTGTTCCCCATGCAGATGCTTTGACACTGCCTGAACCGTACCAAGCTTGAACTACGGATATAACCGGCGCATGGTTACCAGGGGTCCAGAAGAAAAAGTAGAGGGTATGAGCAGCGCCATCTTTGAGCAGATTGAAAATGGTTCCGCTGGTGAGGCCCACAACGGCTAACTGGTTGCCGGTGGTGGCGTATGTGAGGTCGAAAAGCATGTGGCTGGCATCCTGGGCGTCCACGTAAACCCTGCAGCGCAGGTCATGGGTCCCGTCGTCGGAGTCGATGGTTACGGACACGCGGGAGGCAATGCTGGCCATTACGAGGCGGGCATCAGTGGGAATGGGGAGGGTAAGAGATTTGCTGTAATCGGCATTAACCGTACCGGATGCCTCGGCGGTTGCTGTGATAGTCTTTGTGGCCGCCTCCAGATCGGTGGTATCCATAATATTGGGGTAATAGGTAAACATCTCGTAGGTGGGTGATTTGCAGATTGTACCGCTGGCTGGCAGGCGTGGTGAGAGTTGGTCGAGTAATACATCATTGACGCTGTTGGCTACATTTGAGGCCGGGATGGCAGTATTAAGGGCAAGGTCCACCTGGGCGTTGATATCCGCCTCGGCGACTGAGCCGAAGTCCACCGTGGAGAGGTCGTTTTGTACATCTGAATGATATTTGTTTGCCATGGTTAGACTCCCTGGCCTTCGTAATCAAGGGCGTAGGTGGCATGGCCGGTGCCGTCTATAACCTGGAGGACCAGGCGTGCCCAATGGTTGGAGTAATGGAATTCGGCCACCTCGGCGGGGGAGAGGGTGGTTTCGGCAACGATGGTGATGTCGAGGCCATCCTGCACGGCGTAACCGAGCAGCTTGTATTTGAGGGTGAGGGTGGCATGGGTGTTTTCCAGCAGTATGGTCTTAGCGCCCAGCTCCGAGGTATTCCAGTCCAGGGCGGTGACGTATGACGCGGTGGCGGTTCCGGTTAACTTACCTTTGTCGATTTTCCACATAAATTATTGCTCCTTATTGCGATAAGATTGCTTCGCTCCCTGCCACGCCTGCGGCTCGCAGCTTCGGCTCACCGCAATGACGAGGGAAAAAGCGCTCGTAATGACGTCTATTTACCCGGGTAAACAGGGGGTATATCACTTAATACGCAGGTGCCGTTTTCGCAGACGGCGTACTTAACGGGGCATGTCGACTGCCCGATGGCCAGGCCGTAGCGGTAGCTTAAGACGCAGCCGCACACGGCGATGAAGGCCACGCAGAACCAGACGAACAAATCTTTCATATCAAATTCTCCTTCTTCTTACGGGGACGGCTATCCCTGGCACCGAACGGGCGGCCCTGGCCGGGACGGCGGCGGGGTTTAAGGGCCGGGTTGTATTCAGCATCGTCCTCAACCAGGGTGAGGTTATGTACAAGGGGAAGGCGCACGATTTTGCCGCGGCGGATGAGATTGCCGCGCAGGTCCCAGAGGCAATCACAGGAATAGCAGACAGAGCAGATATGGCGGATGCCGCGCTCGTAGTGATCGCCCAGCGACGTGGTGCCGCCGCAAACCGGGCAGCGCATGAACGGGGAAGGGAGGCGGGGGGTAGCGGGCAGTGATTGCATCATTTAACTCCTCATGGAAACTTCAAATAGTACGACGCGGCATCGTTGGACAGCGGGTTGACGATATAGCCGGCGAGGCCTACAAAGTAGATGACGTCGGGCACCAGGGTGAGGCACTGGCGGAGAACGACAGCTGCGTTCTCGCCGGTATGCACTTCGATGCGGGGATAGGTACCGGTCATATCGGCTGACCTCGACACGTAAGAGAGGGACCCGCCGATGGACTGGACGACCTTTTCAATGATGGCATACAGGGTGGTGACGTTGGAGGCCTCGTTCCAGAAGACGGGACGGTTGAAGGAGTAGCGTTCAAGGAGACCCCAGGCATCGGTGCAATTGATATGGAAAAGGGACTTGCCCGGGACGCGGGAATAGGCCAGGTTCTCAACGAAATACTTGCCTGCGACCGACAAAAGGTCGGTATCGGTATGGTAGCCGATGGATAAAGCGACTTCTGCGCCGCGCTTTAACTTTCCCACGGCAGAGGCGGCACCGCCGCCGATGCTGTCGTAAGCACTGGCGGAATTGTCCAGGGTGACCTCAAGTTTGGACGGCGCCATTGGCTTTACGGTTTCCTTGACGGCAAGGATATCCGCGGCTGAGATAGCATAGAAGGATCCCTCGCCTGTCCCGGCGGTTGGCGGCGCCCAGGAGGACGGAAGGGCTGAGCGCCATACCTGGTTGGGGGCGGCGGCATACAGATAGGTGCCGTCGCAGCAGAGGGCAAGGCCGTATGTGGCGGCGACGTCAAGGGGCCATGCCCGGCTCCAGTCACTATCCTTGAAGGCTGTGCCCGGCCGCAGGCGGTAGAACCACGGCTTGTTATCCTTGGCGAAGCTGAACACCGCCCCGAGGCTGGCATTATAGGTGACGTAGGGGTCGTCCACGCCGAGGTTGTCGGCGGCCTGCATCTGCTGGACGGCGCTGATCTGCTCGTAGTAGGTGGGGGTATAGCGGCCGGCCCTGCCGGTGTGAAACATGCGCAGGTGCATGGCGGCGCTGAAATCCACCCGCGCCTTGTACGAGTTGATATAGGTCCAGCCCGACCAGGTGCCCGCGGAATAGTCATGGCCGTCGCCGTAAACCCCGCGGGCCAGGCGGATATACGATCCGTCCAGCAGGAGGGCGAGGATATTCCAGTCTCCTTCATGGTACAGGGCGAGGGCTGAAACCAGATGGTCGCCCGCGATCTGGCCGAGGCCCGTGCTCCAGGTGCCGTTGGTGCGCCGCTGGATATAGAGCGAAGTGGGGTCGTTAAGCGAGGTGGCATGGACTACACCCAATTTAGTGCCGTCGGCTGAGAACGCGGCTGCGCAGCCGAGGGTGCAGGGGCGGGTATTCATCATGGCCGTCCAGTTTCCGAAAGTGGCGCCGCTGTCGGTTGAGCGCTTGTAATACAGGTACGTGCCGTCGTCGTCGAAGGCGATTACTTCTGTACCATAGGCTGCCAGGGCGATGGGGTTGTTACTTACGCCGTCGCCCCAATCGGCCCAGGTGGTCCAGTCATCGCCGGACGACGGGGTGGTCACCCGCTGGTACTTCTGGTGGACGCCGTCCTTGCGCACGCGGCAGATAGAGCCATCGGCGGGCATGGCGACGGAGTGCCTGCCGACCACGGTGGCGTCCGAAACCAGCAGCTCCCAGAAGTAATCCGACCACTGCAGGGATGCAGCAGCCACGGCGGCCGGGTGGCCGAAGGAGGCGACCTCCAGCTTGACCAGAGGGGTACGGGATGGCGCCCGCATGGCGGTGGTGAAGGCGGATGATAAGGTTCTCAAGAAGACTTGACTCCTATCGCGTCCAAAAACACCGCCTCGGTAGCGGCGACCAGACCGGACTCAATCAGGCACTGATAGCAGAGGAACTCGATATTGATTACTTTGTCACGTGTGCGGTCAACCGCGACAAGGTTCAAGGCGGAAGCGCACTGGCTGCACTGGAAGCGGAGCAGGTTGAAATCATCCGGCATGGCGCCCCTCTTTCACACCAGCGGACTTGAACAAGCTGAGCGAGCGGTAAACGGTGCGGTCAACCACATTGAAATGCGCCGCGATCTCACGTATCAGCCAACCCTGCTTGCGCAGCTTGAACATCTCGACAGACCGTGAAGACTTACGCATGTCCGCCTTGCCGTAGGGCCGGTCATCGGGACAGCGGGGCAAATGGCACTCGAGGCACGCGGGGGACAGATTGCAGCCGCGGTCCCGGTGGACTACAGCCAGGGGGTCATTAGCTTTGCGCAAGGTTCCGCCTCCTTTTAGTTTTGGGGGCAGCGACGCGGCGGGGGTCAGATTGCCGCGTCGCTGCGCTCCTCGCAATGACAGTTACTAAGTGCGTTTCCCGCAATGACGTTTAGAGCAATTTCACGTAGTCCCAGCCGACCTGGGTGGGGGTGTAAGCGCCGCCGCCGTAGATCGACCAATCCACGGTCTTGCCGCTAAGCTGTGCAAGCCCGTCCTGGGCGTTGTAAAGGTCGTTGAAATAGGCTATGAGGTTGCGCAGCTCCTCGAAGGTCTTGTCAGAGCAGGTGAGGTTGTTGGCCTTCTCATATTCCTTTTTCAGCTTGGCCATGTAGGAGTGATAGCTGGAGGCCTCGGCGGGGGTGGGGGGCTTGGGCAGCTTGGTCTGGAACCTGAAGGCCTCCGAGAAAAGCTCGACACACTTGTCGACCAGGCGTTTGGCTTCACATACACGCTTGTCGCGGGGCACTTCACGCAGGTCAAAGCGGGTGATGTAGGGATAGAAGTAAAAAGCGCGGCTGACGGGGGTAACTTCAACGCCGTCCTTGCGGCAATTCTCCTCGGCGGCGCCGACGAAGGAATCGATATCAACAGGCACGTAGTTATCTACCGGCGCAGCCGGGACATAAGGCGCAACGGCCGGCTGCGAGGCTGCTGCGCTACTTGCTTTTGGGGATGCTTCGCTTGCAGTGGTTATTGCGGCGATCTTGGGGGCGGCTATGACCTTCTGCTTATCAATGCTGCCCTGCACGATGGTGTAGATGACGCCTGCCAGAACGATGGCGGCAGGGCCGATCACGTCGATGATGAACTGGCCGACCGTCTGGGCCCTGGCCGGGTCGGTGATAAAGAGGCCGACGGACCCGGCGATGATGGTGATAAGGGTGACGATGATCTTCTTGTAACCGTCTAACGGGGTTGTTTCCATTTTTTCTCCTCGGGCGCACCTGAAGGCACGCCCCTACAATTTATTTTTTACTCCACTGACATTTGATAGGATTTGAGTTTCCTGACGATTGAACCCGCGGAGATCTCCTTCTGGAAGGCGGCCATCTTTGATTTGGCCTGTGCTGCGACGGCCACGGCTTCCAGCTTGTAACCGGCGGCGATCTGCTGGAGCTGGCGGCCCTCCTGGGTGTGAGAGCCTGCGCTTTCGAGGTAGCGGCCCGCGGCCTGGAGGTAGCCGACACGTTTGAGGTTCAGTTCCGAGGCCGTCTTGATATAGGCGGAAGCAGCCGCGATGTATTGAGCGCCCGTGGCGATGTAGGCGTTGCGCTTGTCGTCAAAGGCCTTGATATGGGCAAGCTCCACCTGGGCGGCGGTAAGATGCTGGGACGCCTGCTGGATGAATTCGCCTGCCTGCTGGTTGTAGGAATTGGCGGAGTCAATATCCTTTCCCGCGTAAGCCGCCCACTTGCCTGCGGGGTCATCGCCGGTATTGGCGGTGGGGATGTAGTCATCACCGGCCGCGAGGTCCGTGACGGCTGCGCCGAGGCGCGTAGTTGACGCTGAGAGGGCGGTGGTGGCCGCTGTGAGGGAGGTCCCGGCCGATGTGACGCGGGTGGAGACGTCGGTCAGCTTGGAGGCTATGGCGGCGTCAATGGTGCCTGCGCCCGCGGCGATAGCGGCGGCCAGGGCGGCGACCGCCGCGGTCAATTGAGTTCCCGCGCTTGTGAGCTGTGTTGCGATATCGGTGGCCACGCCCGCGGCGCTGGTGAGTGCGGTTTCCGCCAGAGTCACCTTGCTTGATACTTTGGCGACGGCGGTGTTGGCGGATTCAAGGGCGGTGGTTATTTTCCCCGCGAGGGTGGCATCGGCATACTGCTCAAGGGCAAAGGCCAGGGCACCAAGCTCGATCAAATCGCTGTACTTCGTTTCGAAGGTGCGGGAAGCGTCCGTCAGGGTGTGGACGCCCGACCAGTAGATGCAGCAGTTGGCGCCGGTGCCCAATTCCTGAAGGTAAAGGGTGTCCTGGATGATGGAGTAGGGCTTGAAGGTCGGGGGCTTGTCGCCGACGGGAAATTCCAGCCTATCAATGGAAATCCAGTTTGTAAGGGTAGCAAGGCTGACGTTATAGTCCGCGGAAGGCGTGGCGATGGTGGCTTTCTGCATATAGGGGTGATGGCTTGAGAAAACGGCCAGCGAGCGGGCAACGGCACGCTGGAGGTCGGCGTCCGACCAGCGCGGGGTACCGCCCGAAGGGTCGCCCAGGTCGGTGCGCAGTTGAGCCACGAGGTCTGCTAAGTAAGTTGTGGCCATTTAACCCTCACCCCCTTCCCCCTCTCCCAGGAGAGGGGGTGATTTTATGGATTGAAGGGGCTGCGCCCCTTCATCACATCCCTCTTTGGTACGAGGGTATAAGACGATTCTCATGGTTGCGAATTCTGTCATTTATCTAATTCCACTATGCCTTAAGATTGCTTCGTCGCAGGCTCCTCACAATGACGGGGCCGGGGTTTGCGGGGAGCGGCCGGGAGGGTGGGCCGGCCGCTCCCGCTATAGGGAGGAGGCTACTTAAAGGGCAGTCACTCCTTTAAGCCGACAGGACTATGACGTTGGACAGGTTAAAGGCGACGGTGTTTGCATCCAGCGCTACACCAATGACGGTTTTGACGTCATTGGTGGTGGTAGGCGCTGTTTCGGTTACATCTCCGCTGGCGGAACCTTCGGCCAGGTAGATGAGAGCGCCGGGGGTTGCCCCCGTGTAGCCCTGCACGACGCAAACCGTGGCCACGGGGATATAATCGCCGATAGCTCCCTTTTTAAGGGCCACAAGCTGGGGGTTGATAACGCTGCCGACGGTAGCCAGGGCAAGTTTCCAACCTGTGGAATAACCGAGGATATCGCCTTCCTCGCAGGCTGCGGCGAGCAGGACGGTAGCACCTGAGGGGCTGGGCGCCTGTATTACTTTTCTACCGACTCCGGGGTCTGTTAATGCCATGTTAAAACTCCTTTTGCCTCTCCCCCTGCCCCCTCTCCAGCGGAGAGGGGGTGGTTTTTAAGTTCGAGAGGGACTCCGTCCCTCGTCGACTCCCTGAGGGGGTACGACAATTATTTTATTTAGGCTATGCCGATCAGGGCTGCGGCTTTGAGCTGTGAAAACATTACGAGGCCGCAGTACATCTTGATGCGGGTGCGGGAAGCATCCTTGGTTTCCAGGTCGCCTATCTTGATTATCTGCAGGCCGCCGCCGCCGGTGAGGCCGCAGACAGCATCCTCGCCGAATTTGATGGCGTAAATGGTGTTGGACGCCCCGCCTGTATAAGCGGTTTCGACTGAACCCGACAGTGTGTGGGCGGTCTTGATAAGGTTGCTGGTCTGGATGGGGATGCCGTTGTAGGATTCGACCTGGGCGCCGAGGACGTTGGTCCATTGCAGGTTGTTGCCAGCGGCACGGGAAAGGTCAGTCAGCTTGCGGCGGGTCTTGGCGCACATGAGCAGCAAATCGGGCTTGCCGCCTATTACAGCGTCAATCAGCTGGTCAACCAGGGAAAGGGTAAGGGTCACGCCGCCGGTAGCGCCCGCGGCGATGACCTGGTTGGAGGCGGTGCCGGTATCTATGAGCTTGATAAGGCCGTCGAACTGGTTGGGGTTGGTGGTGGTGTTGCCGTAGAGCAGGGCCAGTTCCAGCTCGTTGCGTATGGCCTTGGCGGTCAATTCAACGGTTACGCCCTCCAGGTCGTTGATATTGCTGCGGGTCTGCTTGGCGTAGTTGTCCACGTCGGCGTTCTGGCCGAGTATGTAGAGGGAGGCTGTTTTCTGCGTGAAGGTGAGCGCCGGGCTGGTGCTCCAGTCGTCGTTGGCCTGATGCCATTCGGCGAGTGGAATGGACAATTCCCTGTTGTAGGTGAGCGCATTGCCGTTGATCTCCACCCACGGCAACAGTTGCAACAGGGGGTTATCCACGATTATGGTTTCGATGACGCCAGCTTTCATGACGTCATTGCTGAGCTTGGCGTATTCGGCTAAAGTTGTGGCCAAATTAAACTCCTGTTAAGTTATTTTTTGTCACGGGAGATTGCATAGCGGATTTTTTCGCCGGGTGATAGGGTTGACGTATCGGGTCCCGACCGTTCGGGGGCGCCGGCGGGCACGGAGGTGGCCTTATAGGAGGCTGCGACCTGGGCTTGAAGCTTGGCGACGAGGTCTGTGGCACGGACCATGGCCGCATTTATCTCGGGGATGGAGTTACCGGCCAAAAGCTCAGGGTTGAAGATGGGATTGGAACTGACGGCCAGCCTGCGATACTCGGCCACGGCCTCGGCGTTTGCGGCTTCGGCGGCGGTGAAATCCTTTTTGAGGGATTCAATCGCCTGTGCAGCATCCGCCAGGGAAGCTTCACGCTGCGCAAGCGAAGCTTCAAGCGAAGCGATGCGCCCGGTGAGATCCGGCGGGGTTGCGGGGGGCGGAGGGGGTGCGGCCTCGATAGTGTTGGCGACCCCTGCGGTTACGGTTTCGTTTTCCATGATCTGTACCTCCTATCTCTAAAGCACCGGCTCCATTTCCGGGGCGGCTTTTCGCTCTCTCGCTCCGCCCTGGGTGGATTGGGCTTTAAATTCGTTATTCATCTGCAGGATGGCCCTGCGTTCCTCCATGCACATATCAAATTCGAGTTGTGTGTCACGCACGCCCAGGTTGTCCATAGCAGTGCGCCTGCTGTGGATGAATGACTGGACGAGTAGCTGTTCGTTCTGCGCATCGTTGGCCTTGTCCGCGGGGATAACCGGCGCCCACAGGACCCGCTGGGTGGTGAGAGTCAGATCCTGTTTCATAAACTTTGCCCACAGCTTTAAAATGAGCTGGTTGCGGCGCTTGTAAACATTTGTCCTGATAAGGCGCTTGCGCAACACTTTCTGGTGAAGGCTTTGCAGCTCCACCTGGAGCGCGACGCCTGACATCTGGGCGTTAACGCCTCCGAAGGCGGCACGGGGGATCTCGCTGATATCGTGCGTGGTGCGGTAAATGAGATCAATGAAATCGATATGCAGGCGGATGCCGCCGCCCTGCAGCAGGTCAAGCAGGTAGGCCTTGGTGTCCGGGGGTATATTCCAGACCTGGCCGGGGCCGACGACGATGCCCTCGGAGTTATCCACGCCTTCAAGCACGGCGATGGGATTGCCGGAAACCTCGAGTATGCGGGACAGCTGGGACAGGGCACGGTTAAGCTCACGCTGAGGCTCATACATCGGGGGGATATCAGACACGCCCCAGAACTGCTTGGGCTTGCGAAGGTTGGGGAAGATAACAAAGGGGATGAAGCCGTAAGGGTTCGGCTTCTTTTCGAGGATATCGTTATCAATAAACAGCATGAAATCCTTATCAGTCCACAATTCCGTAATAGTGGCAATTTTCCTGGCGATGGTTTTTTTATAGAGCAGCTCGATTTCCTCGGCTGAAAGCTGATAGCGGCTGGCGACCTTATAAACCTGGTTGAGGTCGTCGCCTTTCCACCATGCGAAGAGGCCGTTGACATCCGGCGCCGTGATGCGGATGCGCTTCTCAACAACATCCCAGGTCACTTTATAGCAGCCGTCGCCCAGGACGGCGGTATCGATCTCGGTGGTATAGTCCAGCTCCTGAGTATTGTTCTGGTCATTGACGGTGTAGATGATATCCTCGGCCCGCTTGGCGGCATCTATTTCAGCGGGGGTAAAGGATTGCTTTTCCGTGCGCACCATGATGGGGCTTGTGTTATTGGTGGGCGGGGACCCGGCGCCGGCCAACGGCTGGAAAGAGTAATTCACATCGTTCATTAAAAATGAGGTGACTTTATCCACGGCGATCTTGGCGTAATTAAATACGAGCTGGCGGTCGTTGCGGTTCTTGGGCGGGGTATTCCATTGCGTGCCGTTGTAGAAATCAAGGGCTGCCTTGTAGGCGCTGAAACGCTCGCGGTCGAGCTGGGCCAGGTCCTGCACCTTGAAATCAGTCGGCACGCAGGCCTCCCGTGGCAACGCGCGGCCTGCTGGTCTCGCTGGCCTTCAACATCAGGGCCAGGCTCATCAAATAATCATCGTGGCCCTCGAGGGGGTCGACATAGAAATTGATGGTCTGGTTAGGGCGGTAATGGCTGCGGGCCTTCTCCATCTCAAGCATGAACTCGGCGAATTCCCGGCTGCCGTCGCCGGCATAGCACTGCACGCGGCCCGAATTGACGAAGGCGATCAAATCAAAGCCGAGCTGCGACTTGCTGAACTGCGTAAACTTGAACGGCACCACGCGGGAGCCGCAGGACTTCTGAAGGAATGAGACCAGCGGCTCGCCGATGCCGGTGGCATCGCACAGGACGCGGCTGCAGTTCCACTTGTTGCGCACCAGCTCCACGATCTGGGGATGAAGCTCGTGGTGAGGGGTGCCTATCCAGGCATAATGCTCCACTATCCTGACCGACGGCTCACGCCCGCCGTTGAAGTCCACGGCGCCGATAGTGATGACGGTAGCGTCGCGCTGCGGGCGGGTGAGTACCAGGGTGTCGAGCTGCTCGTCTTGGCCGGCATAGTCGATGCCGGCGACGTAGATGGTCCCGTTGGCACGCGACCGCTGGCGGGAATGGGAGCCGGTCAGCCGGGCAAGCTGGGTGCGGCTGAAGAGGCGTCCGCTGGCGGGAAGGGGCAGGAGGCGGTACTGCGTGCGGAAGAGCGGGTGGTCCTCGCCCAGGCGGTGGCGCTCGGACTCCACGAAGGTGGCATAGCCGGGGTTGCAGGCGGCGACCACCTCCCAGGGGAAGCGGAAATGCCGCCTGACGCCGTCCTCTTTCTCAAGCTCAAGGTTGAGGTTCTTGGTCTGCTCGAGCAGGGTGCCGTCATCCCAGGTGGTGCCGTAATGCACCGTGGTGGCATTGGTGGAGCTGGCCATCGGGCGGAACTCCTTGGAGTATTTGTCCTGGTTGATATCCTGAGACTCGTCCACTTCCAGAAGAAGGTCGGAAGTGTGGCCGACCACGTTGGAGCTTTCATCGGCGGATAGAAACACCTGGCGGGCGGACCCCAGCCTCATGATGTAGCCGTACTCGGCCTGCCAGATGCCGTCGTAGCCGAAGTCGTCCAGGCGGTCCTTCAGCCTGTTCATGCTGATAAGGGTCTGCGGCTTGAAGGTGGGGGAGCATTTGATGGAAGTGCCGCCTTTAGCTATAAACATCGTCAACAAAAGCACCTCAATATGCGCCGAAAGCTCGTTCTTCCCGCCCTGCCGGGCGATCTCAACCGAAAATGTGAGGCCTTTCCCCTGCAAGATGCTGCCGAAGATGGCCCTGGCTACTTCCTGCTGGTACGGGCGTAATTCCATCTGCTACTGAATGATTGCCTTTATTCCCAGTGGGACGGCGATATCCGTCAGCACCTTGCCGATGGCATCCTTGAGCGACCTGTTGCCCCCTGCGCTGATATGGAACTTGGTTCGCACCATACGGGTAAGGGTGGCGGCAGCCAGCAGCTGGAGGTCGATGCGCTCGGGGTACTCTTCCACGAGCGTGAGGAGCCGGACGCGCAGGAAAGCGATCTCCTCATCAATACCCTCAACTTCGCGGGCCTCGTCAAGCTGGACCTTGCGGGCTTCATCGAGGACCCGGCTGTAGAACCCGTGCTTCCGGGCGTTCTGGTTGCCCCTGGGGGCCCCTCTTTGCTTCTTTTCTATCATGTAACACTCTGAGCATGCCGTAGACGATGGTCAGAGCTGCCAGCTCGTAGTTACGTTCCTGTAGCGCTTTTTCAAGTAGAGACATAGCCGTTGCCTACCATAATAGTACATTTGTGCACATTAAAAAAGGGGGTTTTGTCAGGGTCTTGGGGGTAGTTGCGGAAATTAATATGGTGAACTATTATGATGCGTATTTAGTGATAATTAGCGGTATTGTAAGGTCATCCATAGTCTAAATTGAATCTTGTGGAAAGGTCGCTGAAGAGGACGAGCGATTGTTGCGCTGGATCAGGCAGGGAGGTCAACATTGTTTGACGTTAATAGATTAGACAGCTATATAAGCGAATCTACCAGATATAAGAGGCAAATAGACTACTTACGCAACAGCGGAAAGAATACCCAACACATTGAGAAGGTTGTGCAAGAGGCAATTAGTAACCTAAAATCAGGAAATAAGCGGTTTGTTATCTACGGGGAACCACAAAGCGGCAAAACCGCAATGATGATAGCATTAGCAGCAAAGTTACTGGACGAAGGCCATAAGATTATTATTGTATTAATAAATGATAGTACAACACTATTGGATCAGAACTTAGACAGATTCAGATCATCAGGAATAAATCCCACTCCGGAACCAATTACGCGTATCCTTGAACAACCTATAGGTGATCGTACCTGGATAATACTATCAAAGAAAAATGCACGGAACCTTGAAAAGCTATACGACCGTGTCGGCAATAAGAAAAATAAGATTATTATAGATGACGAAGCGGACTATGCATCGCCAAATACAAAAATAAATAAAAATAAAATAAGCAAGATAAATGATGAGATAGGAAAATTGTTGGGCGAGGACGGAATATATATAGGGGTTACAGCTACACCGGCGAGATTAGATTTAAATAGCACATTTGATAATATTGCTGGAAAGTGGATTTACTTTGAGCCACACGAATTATACGTTGGGAAAGATGATTTTTTTCCTATGGATTCAACAGCGCCGCCTAAGTTCCAACAGAAGAATGTGAATAGGGATGAACCAAGATACCTAAAAGAAGCATTATTAAATTTCCTGGTCAACGTTGGATATGTAAACATTAACAACGATTTAAAAGAGAAAATGAAAATGCCGGGCAACGAAGATGCCCATTGTTCTTTCTTGATCCACACGAGCGGATCAACTGAAGAACACAAAAAAGATGAACGTATCATTAGCAAGATATTCGATACCTTGGCAGATGAAAACAATCCGGAACGCAAAGAGATCTTAGATGAAATTGGCCGAATGGCGGAAGAAAAATATGGACCAGACTACGCCTATTTAATCGCAGTATTTATTAGGGATAACCACGGAAAGAAATATATTCAATTGCTAGACAGCACGAATAAGGATAGACTCGACACTACTAAAACTAAATTTCTATTCACTATAATAATCGGTGGAAATATTATTTCGAGAGGGTTAACGATCGACAACTTGATCGGAATGTTTTTTACAAGAGAAGCAAAGAAGCTTCAGCAAGACACATACATCCAACGCGCAAGAATGTTCGGAAACAGAAAGGAATACTTGAATCTGTTTGAATTGTGGATACCCGACGAATTATACCAAGATTGGCATAAGTGCTTTGTCTACCATTATTTATCACTTGCAGCAATTAAAACCCAAAATGTTGCGCCAATTTGGATAGCGGATACCCGAATTAACCCGGTTGCTTATAACAGCATAGATAAAAAAGCGGTCGTGATGGATAAAGGCGAGATGTACTTCAGCTTATTCCAGTATACCGATCAAATAGAAAAAATAATCAGCGATGTGAACGTCACCGATCAACAAAAATTAGATGCCATTAACGCACAATTCGGAGATGAAGTCCTGCCGAGATATTTGATCGACTTCATAAATACCATAAGTAAACCATATGAAGGATATATAGCTATCCACCCAAAAGTCCGACAAGCGGAGTCAGACTCGTATACTGAAGACCTTTTAAGGCCGCGGGGTATTTTTGGAGGCGCGGATTGGAATCAATATCCCAACGCAATTCATCATATAAGGGTTATAAAGGACTCCAAGAATCAAGCGCGCATTATATATCATTATCATAATGCCGCAAATATAAAATTCTATAGAAATTTAAGGAATAAGGACCATGGATAAATATGAAAAGTATCATGGGGCAGCACTGTTACGACTGATACACAGAGGACTGGAATCAATAAAACTAATCAGTGGCAAGAACGGATATCTGATTAACGATACGACATTTGTTTACATGAAATTTAGCGAGAAAGTGGGAACACCCTGGCGATTCAATTTTGCACCACAACACATCAAAGAATTAAGCGAGACACGAAAAAAAATACCCGATATATTTATCGTGCTAATATGCGGTGAAAAAGGCATAGGTTGTCTGAGCTACCAAGAACTAGCGACAATAATACATATTGGCGGTGATGATAAAATTAAATGGGTCACCATGAGCAAACGAGAAGGACATAAATATTCCGTGTCAGGTACGGATGGTAAACTGAATTATAAAATCGGCAATACCGATTATCCGAAAAAAATATTTGCCAAACCCAAAGTTAAAAGGTCTAACGATCCAACCAGAATATGAAGCAGTAACCTCACCGGGAAGTTACTGTTTATTTTTCTTTACGTACGTTTTTATAAGGATTACCATCCTTTTTTTGCAATCTGAAATTGACCGTTGCCTTGTCTTTTGGCCCATCGAGTGGTCTTTGGATTGAGAGCTTGGCAGCCTACTATAAATTTTCATCGTCATCTAACCAAGGCCTATTCACTTTCTTTTTCGGCTTAATAACGTTGTTATTTGTTAGCCACAATGGGGAAAACCACCCTATTAGTAACAACCACCATAAACTACGCCCTTTCTGCCATATTATCCAGGCATTAACAATAATGAAAGTAATCGAAAAAAATATCATATATATTGCCATGCCGGCCTCAAATACCTGTGGCTTAAATGTTGGCAATACTACCGTGAACAATATGCCCCACGCTATAAACAACTGAAGGAAGTACGTCCAGATCAAATGTTCTTTACACCAATTATAGATTCCAGACATTTGTCACCTCACTATGACCATTATCCTTTAAGTGACCAGCCATTTTCGCACCAGAATAATAATCAGCTTATTCATTATCTTGACCTTACCAATACACTCACTTAATATATCTATTCCAATTTGTGTGTGATTTTCCCTTTCCACGAATTAGCACCACTTTTCTTTATGGTATTCTCATATTCATTCTTATTCACTTGCGTAAGTGTATTTTTGGCATCATCATATATATAATGGGTCGTATTCGTTCTTATCTTATCTCTAATGATTGTATATAGAAAATATCCGAGTGGTAAAAGTAAAATCCAAGGAAATAAGATACACAAAGCTATTGCTAATAGAGCCAAGACAACGAGTATAACAGTATGTATCCACCAGTATTTAGTTAAACCGAGTTTATAGCTGATATTATTGATTCTTTCCCATATAGATTTGTTAGTTGGTTGCGACATAATAATTCAACCCTATTTGTCAAGAGTATTGGCTTTAGGCATACTATAATTCTACCAGTCATGGCAATAGGTGGGGTGCAGTTCAGGAATTTGAGTAATTAAACAATGACCACTTTTGAAGATTATTATGAGACACTCCAGGTCAGCCCGACTGCGGAACCAGAGGTCATAGAGGCGGCGTATAAAAAACTGGCTGATGAATACGCTACAGATAGAAATAATGAGCCCGCTGCCGCAGAGACCATGAGTAAGATAGCGGTTGCCTATGATGTACTTAAGGATCCCTCACGGCGAAAACGCTATGATCAAGACTTGCTATTAGAAAGAGAGCTCTATCCGACCGAATATGGTTTAAAAGACAAGGCCGATGATGTTCCCAAATATAAAGCTGAATATGTCCCCGCATATAAAGATAAAGCAGATAGTAGCAGGGGATTGAACAGTCGGCGGATAGCCATAATTATTCTTTTGGTCGCAGATATTGCACTCGCATCCATATTCGTACTAACACCGTTTATAGGTTTATTCATCACTCAGAACACCTGGATATTGTACGTACTATTCACGCTATTTGGTGCCTTAGTAGCAAGCCTAATCTTCGCAGACAAATTTCGCCATGTCCTCGTTACCTTATTGAAATCCTGGTTTAGGTCAACGCAAAGATGGATAACCTCTGATTTTGTCAACAATAATTTCCTCGACCGTTTCCTGGTCTTTGTTCTGATTGTTATATTAATCGCGCTAATAGTCTATATCTACGTTATACCATGGGTATATCAAATATGGGCAAAAGGTTCTGTGATAGACATGGTCTTATTCGGCATTGCCCTATTATTAATTGGCATTTTATTAACATCGCGACGCTTTTGGCGGTATTGCTTTAACAATAGCCAATCTATACGATCAAAGAGTGCAAGTTATATACCTAAAAAGTCCAGCGCAGAATATAACGGGTGTCCAACTAGTGCAACGTACATACCTAAGCAATCCAGCCATGATTCTGCCAATCTTAATATTAGCGAATGGACATGGGCACCAGGACAAATGACTGACAGCCTAAGTGCCAGCGTCTGGAATGCAATACTCAATTTCAGACCAAGTAAGCAATATGGAAGAGAACGCGGGTATCATGATGAACTTTTTAATTACTTAAAAATCAGATTTCACCCTGCCCAGTCCAATAAAAGAAAAGGGTCATCGCAGCCAGATATCCACATAGAGCATATTGCAATTGAGATAAAGGGTCCCACAGGTAAAAGTCAGATTGTTACGCTTACAGACAAGGCAGTGAGATATCTTGCAAGGGGACATCACACTATTTTATTTATAGTACTGTTCCAACCATCGAGAGAAATAACACCAGCATATTTTCAAGAATTTAAAAATGGTTTACTTAATATGCTTCCTAAAGTCGGGGTAATCACCAAACGAGGTAATTAACAAACAGTGCTTAATCAAACGGTGTCATTGAGCAGGGGATTATAAATGATGCAGGACGCAATCGAATATGGTTGGACATAGTAAATGCCGGCGTTGCTGTGGTACAGATAAAGACGCTATGGCCTGCGACGCAATGTGCGAAGTGTGCAGGGGTATAGGTGCCAATCTGGTTTGAAAAAATGCAGTTAATTTAATTATTTGGTTATTGTATTGTTTCCAAAGAACCGAAGTGAGGAAAAATGAAATACATTTTGACAGTAATTTACAAAGGGAAGATAGACATGAGTGTAGAAGCCCCGAGCAGAGAGACTGCGGAAGAGGCTGCCCTTGATGAAATAGACACATGGTCAGAAGCGCTATTTATTGAAAGGCTGGACCTCGAAATCGAGGATGTTAAGTTTATAAATTAGCGAATCCCCGCCATACGTTGAGATGAACCATGAATAGCTATCCACCGGTAGCACCTATCGACTTCTTTTCCGTAATGAATAAATTTGAGTATACCAAAAGCAATGCAACAGCAATAATTGTACTTAAATTAATCAAGATTGTCTGAGAATTCAAACAGGAGATCCACTGTAAAAAGGTTGTATAAATGAAATGCCCTGATGGTTATCAAATATTTAATGACCCTTTAAATCTGCGCGATAAAACGGTTATGGATAAATACATACCATATGGCATACCTTTTTTATTGCTCTTTGTCGTATTATTGATTTACTTTCTTATTGAGCAACCTATTTTTAATGCGTGCATTATTTTAATATTAGCATTGATTTTAATTTTCCCAACGCACGAAGTTTGCCACTACCTTTTTCAATGGATCTATAGCAGAAAAAGGCCACATTTGGGGTGCCATCGTTTTTTCCCGTTTTCTGCTTTAGATAATGCGGCCGAACTCTCAATACAACAGGCAATAAGCGCTGCAATCGCACCTTTCATTTGTATCACTGGTATATGCATTATAAGTGCAATAATAACGTATAGGCAAGACATGATAATTGTTAATACAATAACGAATATACAGGCGCTAAAAATAATTGGAATAGTAACCTTTGGACATATAGCAGTCTGTTCAGCCGATTTTTATTTGATAAAATGGCTACTGAAAAGCCCGCGAAACGCGATACTTAGACAGCGTGACTTAATAAATATATTATGTGTTCCCACTAGACGACAACAAACTATTAATAAACCCACCGAAACATTGTCACCAACGTCACCAACGTCACCCCCGGATACGAATTCGGGGTGACAATGTGGGTGACGTTCTTTTTACCGGCATAACAACGTCACCCGATTAATGAAGCTACGGGTGACAATGGTGAAGTTGGTGACGTTTTTTCCGGGGACATGGATGAAAGCAACGGGATGCCGAACTGCGCCGCCAAGCGGTAGGCCAGATCATCAGCCCAAACCACGATATGGCGGCCATCATGAGGCAGGCGGCGCTTGGCAAAGCCGAGCCGCTTGACGATCCAGCCTACCTTGCGGGCGGTCATCTGGGCGTCCTCATCAAGCTCGTTTGCTCGGAGGGATATGGCATCGGAGGTAAGAACATTATCTTCCTCGTGTAACTGAAGTATGGCAGCAAGGACCCGGCCGTCGTTGCTTTCACGGCGGCGGCAGTAAATAGACTCCTGCTGGCTCTTGATGAAAGTGGACAGGGTATCGGACAGGTACTGGTCGCTGCCCGCCAGAACTTTGAGCGGGATGAGGATCTCCTGAAGGCGCGGCTGTAGGTCAGGCTCAAGCAGGTCGTTGGAGAAATCGCCGCCCTTTAGCTTAAACAGGTTATGCAGGCGGAAGGTGAGCAATTTGGAGCGGAGGTTGTCGATCTCATCCTGGAAGGAGGCGGGAAGCACGCGGGGGATATCGCGGCGGGTGAGGGTTAGCATGGAAGCGGTCAGGCAGCGGCTTTCCAGCGCCTCGTCGGCGAAACGGAAGCGGGTAGCGATAAGCTTGGGTCCGAAGACCTGGTAGCCGCGGGGACGCCATTTGCCGTTAACCTTATCAGAGCGCAGGACGGGGAAGCCCGGGCGGTAGCCGTTGTTGAGGATCTTGACCATGTCGGTCCAGTGAGAAGAGTCTTTGAAGTCCGCTTCGTCCAGCACCAGCGTGCCGCGGTACTGGTCGAGGATGCGGAAGATGGGGGACGGAGTGGCGGCGCCGGAAGCGAAGATGGGGCGGAAACAGACGGAGCCGACAACCTGCAGGAAACGGGTCTTGCCGGAACCCCAGTCGCCCAGCACGCGCAGATAGGGAAGGGACGGGGCGAACTCGTACACCCAGGACAGCAGGACGTACAGGGCGGAGATATCATCGTAGTGCCGGGGAAGCTCAAGGTATTTATTGATATAGGCCTTGGTCTGCTTGAACAGTTCCTGCAGGTCGCAGTAGCGGGCGAAGTCGCTGGCAAAGTGGACTATATTGCCGGCCAGCGAATCGGCGGGCGGGACGTGGACGAAGTGCGGGGTGCGGTGCTCGCGGGTGGTGGATATGGCGCCCTTGCGCTTGATGATGAAGCAGCTGGAGCCGTCCTTGCGGACGACCAGCTCGCCGATGGTGGTGCCGCAGATGAAGCCGGGGACAGGCACCTGCGGCAACTTCTCGGACTCAGATTTATCCCCGGTTGACTGCACTTTCTGTATTTTCGGCATCGGCTGTCCGTACTCATGATGCCTGTGGTTTAATCCCGGCGGGCTTCACATCGAGCATGGCCTCGAAAGCCTTGCGGGACACCAGGAGACGCTTGCCCAGGCGGATGACGGGCAGCTGGCCGTTGTGGGCCATCTGGTAGGCGAGGCTGCGGCCGATCCCGAGCAGGACGCTCGCTTCGTCGATGGTCATGGTCAATTTTTCCTCGTTCATTTTTACTCCTATATGTATTGATTTCCGTTCGCCTGTATATTATAATAGTACATATGTGCTACTTGTCTATGGGGATTTGTCAGGTTGGTGTTATATTCGCATCAGTCTTTTATGGTGCTGCTTCGGGTTGAATGCGGCTGCGACGGCCGTGTTTCATATTAAGCACAAAGGGGGCGTGAAATGAGAGGGCATATCATCAAGAGGTACAAGGGCAGCTACACCGTTGTCATCAACATGGGTATGGATTCGGCCACGGGCAAGTACAAACAGCAGTGGTACAGCGTCAAGGGGACCAAGAAGGACGCCGAGAAAAAGCTGGCGGAGCTGCTGCACCAACTGGATACAGGGAACTTTATCAGGCCGGACAAGGTCACGCTGGCGGAATTCCTGGAGAGGTGGCTGAAGGATTACATCCGGCCCAACCTGGCGCCCAAGACCGCCGAATGGTACTCGTATATCGTTCACTCCCATATCGTCCCCTCGCTGGGGAATATCCCGCTGAAACAGCTAAAGCCGGAACACCTGCAGCGCTACTACGGGGAAAAACTGGCGGCCGGCCGGTGCGACGGCAAAGGCGCTTTAAGCCCGCAGACGGTGAGGCATTGCCACGTGGCCATACATTACGCCATGGAGACCGCCATGAAGTGGGGGCTGCTGACGCGCAACCCTGCCGACTCGGTAAGCCCGCCCCGCAGCCAGCGCAATCAGATGCAAATATGGAGCGCGGAGGAACTGGGGAGATTCCTGGAAGCTGCCAAAGAGACGCAATACTATGCGATGTTTCACCTGCTGTTTGCCAGCGGGATGAGGCGGTCCGAGGTACTGGCCCTGCGATGGTGCGACGTGGACCTGACGCTGTGCCAGGCCTACGTAACCCGCAGTTTGCAGCACCTGGCCGACGGCACATTCACTTTCAAGCAGCCGAAGACAGCCAGGGGGCGCCGCGCCATAGCGCTCCCGCCTTCAACCGCGCTGATACTTAAAGGGCACCGCGAAAAACAGGCATTGGACAGGGCATTTGTGGGCAAGATGACGAGGGAGGACGACCTTGTATTCAGCCACCTGGACGGCAAGCCGCTGCTGCCGAACAGCATCACCCATGCCTGGGGCAAGCTGGTCAAGCGGACCGGGCTGAAGTACATCAGGCTGCACGACGCAAGGCATACCCATGCCTCGTTGATGCTGAAGCAGGGGGTGCATCCCAAGATCGTCCAGGAGAGGCTGGGGCATGCCAGCATTCAGATAACGCTCGACACTTACAGCCATGTTGCGCCCGGACTCCAGGAAGCGGCCGCCGCCCGCTTCGATGAGGTTTTCCAAACCGCGCCGAATAATGAGAGCAGCAATAAAATCCATTAG